TTCTTCCTTTTTGCAAAGAAGTCTGGGTTCTTCCTACAAAACTTTTTGAATGTTTTGATAAAATCCCTAGGCTCGTAGACCACGCCCCTACTCTCAAATAACAATATGTTTCTATCTGACAGGTTTATAAGGCAACCGTAGATCAAATGCTCATTCCTGACCCTACCATGGTTGTTGGCTTCAGCAAACAGCTTGGCGTCCCTAATAGCTTTCTTAGCCTTGGGGGTCAAATTGTATTCAGTTAATGACATCATAATATATTACACTTTTATTACCAAATTGTTACTTTTGCTCTTCTTTTGTTTCAAGTAGGCTCTTATCTATATGCTTTGGTTGCATCCAGACATGTTCGTCTAGACTCTTTATATTGTCCAAAAAGATAGTAGTCCCCCTGTCACTTCTAGCCAAGGTGCCATTGATGATGACAACCTCACCTACTTTTGGCTGGGGCATATCCTTCCTCTTCCATTTTGTCAACTTATCCCCCATCATCATAGTCTCTAAAACCCCCATTTCGTCAGCTATCTGCCACCCTGAGTATGTGTTTCCCGCCCTACTCACAGCATCATGGTTTATTTGGGTGACAACACCGACAAACATGATTTTAGACCCGTGACTCTCGTCTTTTATATCCAAAGTTGAAAGTATAGGTAAGCGTTTATCGACAGCGTCCTTTATCTTCTTCGTTGCGCTATAACCTAGAACTTTCCTCTCACAGAACCAGTTTGTAAAAGACTCTCTTTTCTTGTTGTTCTCATAAATAAGGGTGTAGTTTAGAATCTTTTTCTGTATAGTCCTCCACCTTGTCTCCTTTATCATAAGCCTCCCTTTTTCATCTAACATAGGGTGATCTTTATTAGGGTTAGCCTTCTCTAAATTGTCCAGAAGGTCACCCTCCATCAGTGCAAAGTGATTCTGTTCCCTCGGCGTCAAGTTGTTAAAAACCCTAAGTTCATAAACTAACCTACAACGCTTTAGAGGGCCTCCCTCAAAGAGGGAGTCGAATAGACCTGCCTGTATTAAAGCAGACAAGGTTCCTACATCCAAACCTGCATCTTTGGCACTAACAAAAGCCTCGTACTTGTTTTTAAATGACTCCCCTCCTCTGAACTTTATAAGAGCATCAAAAGCTTTGGTTGCGACACCTTTAATAGATTTAAAACCATAACGGATACCACCTTCTTCCAAGGTATGTTCCTGCTCTGACAAGTTAAAGTCAGGAGGAAGTAAGGATATATTGCAAGATGGGTTACTGTACTTAGGTAACGCCAGCTCCCTCTCTACCGCAGAGATCACTTGTAATTCATCATCATTATTGTGGGCGAAGTTTAGCATGGCCCAGAACATCTCTTTTGGGTAATTCTGCTTAAGGTATGTTTGAACAGCAGACAAATAAGCATAACTCATGGCATGAGACTTATTGAACGAGTAGTTGGCTGAGTCTTCAGCAACACTCCATAACACTTGTGCGATCTCTGGAGCTAAGTTTCTCTCTTTAACCTTGTCTTGTATCTTAGATTTCCAAGATTTCATCTTATCAACCTTCTTTTTCCCCACTATCCTCCTAAGTTGCTCAGCTTCGTCTAAACTAAAACCAACTTTAACAGCCATTTTCATCAACTGCTCCTGATAGAGAGGGATTCCTCCTGTGTAGCCTAAGATATCATCAAAATACTCATGCACAGATTGGAACTCTCCTGTTTCTACATACCTGATGTAATCATCTTGGAATTCTATAGCTCCGGGTCTGGCCACAGACAGAACAGCAGATAGCTGCTCAATATTCCTAGGTTTAACATTGTAACAAACCTTCCCGGCTGTCGGGGCTTCAATTTGAAATAAACCAGCAGGGTCTTCAAAGTTTTGGTAAAATTGATAAATTGACTTGTCGTCAACGTCTATACTTTCTTTTTTTATCCCGACTTTTTCACATACATCATCGACCACTGATAAGTTTTTCAACCCTAGGATATCGAACTTCACACACAAGGCAGCAACATCATCCATGTCGTAACCAGAAACTAATTCACGGTCTTTGGTCCTTTGCACAGGCATGAGTGATGCCTGATTATCAGAACAGATGGCGACCCCTGAAGGGTGTACACCTGTACCTCTCACCAAACCCTCTATCTTCCTAGCTATCTTGTATATCTTTTTGCCCGAAGGTGATTTAAAAAACTCTTTTAATTCTTTACAATCTTCATAAGCCTCTGATATCTTAGCATTTTTTCCGTACTTTTTCGGGATGAAATCCGAGATCCTAGCTGCTTGCCCTTCTGTCATAAAGCCAGCTATCTTGCAACACTCTTTTACGCAGACCTTGCTACTCAAGGTGCTGAGCGTAAGAATCTTGGAAGTTTTTCCTTTATTTTGATCCTCAATGTAATTAAGCACATCAGAACGGCGATGATAGCAGATATCATTATCAACATCAGCAAGGAGGGAACCGTCCAACAGTCCATCTCCCACTTTTTTAGATCTACTTTCGGATACGAATCTTTCAAAATATAAGTCGTGTTTGATTGGGTCTACATTGGTTACACCTAAAAGATACAAAACTAAACAACCAGCTGCGGAACCCCGTCCAAAACCAGTCGGGATGTCTTTGCTTTTGCAATACTTTATGATGTCCCAATTGAGTAAAGCATAATCCACAAAACCAAGTCTGTCAAGAATTTCTATCTCTGTTTTTACCCTACTGTAATAAACATCTCTCTCACCCTTTTCTTTTTTGTCTACGCCTCTATCTTTCACCCCTTTTCGGCATAAGCTTCTCAATATATCAACACTAGAAGCACCGGGCTTCAGACCTAGCTCTTCTAACTCTTTGTTTTCCAAATGTATCTCAGGCAATTTGACACCCTCTACAAAAGGTTTTTTGTATCTCATTACCACCTTGCGTTCTTTCTCGTTAATCATATTTCTAGTTCGAAAAGTTGTTTTTGAAAAACCTCAAAGTTCTTCTCTACATCGTAGCTAGCGTCATGGAGTTTATTAGAATCCCCAACCAGCCCATATTTCTCTATACAAGCTTTCATACTTGCTTTCATCCCTTTTGGCCTAGTCGAGAGCCACTTGTATTGCCAGCAGATGAAGTCATCTATGTCTAACGACTCTGGCGCTCCTGACTGTATAGCCCTTTCTAAGCACAAAGTATCTATGATTCTTTCCATAAAGGAGTAGTCAGGAGCCAACCCAATCAGCTTCCTCCAGACGTTAACCATGTATACATCGAACCCCAAGACATTATGCCCTACAAGCTTGTGATCCTCATTGTAAAAGTCTTTCGAGAATAACTCCCATACACTTTCTAAGTCTTCAGCTTTAGCCCTATAAGCCCTTTCATCGAAACGGGTTATCTTTTGAGCGCCTTTAGAAACACCAAGATCCTTGTAAGCCAAAAACTTATTGTTGGCTTTTATCTTTTTCTTACCCTCATAAACTGTCCAAGCTATCTGCCAAGGTCTGGACTTAATTAGGTTCAAGCCCTCTGTCTCAAAATCAAAGACTACATACTTCTGCCTCTGATCAAATCTTAATATTGATTCCTTCATAATTCTACTTAATTGCTTCTATACAGAACTCATCGCTCCCAAAGTGGTCTAGTTCAGGATTTTGCAAATCGCTACGTTTACTTTTGGCCCTGTTGCACAGGACTCTGTATGTTTGGAAGGCTTCTATATCCTCTTTCTTCTTGTACAGAATACTTTTGACATCGCAAGTCTTATAACCATTTTTCTCAGTATACTCTAAAACCTTCTTTGAGATCAAATGGTCGAAAGGCAAGTTGTTGTTCTCCACCCAAAAGATAGGATTTTTTATTTTGCTGAAATCTGGGTTGGCCTCCCGATGATAAAAATTGTTCTTATGTATAAAACTATCATAGAATGGGACTACGAAACTTAAGTGTTTTTCATCCCAGTATTTGTAAAAGTTTTTGTAATCTATCCTAGGGCTTACGACATCCATCTCAGAATTCGGATCTTCTGGTTTTTTCGAAAGGAAACCCGACTCAGTGTTAGCACACGAATAGATTTTATTCATTATCTCACAGCCCTTGTCGTCCTTCGCAAAAATCACACCTTTGTGGAAAGAATTAGTGTCGTTCTCTTGCATGTCAGAACAAAATATAAGACTAACCCCATAAATCAGATTGATACCGTTACTTTCACAAGCCTTAAAAGCCTTCATAAAGGACGTAAGGTTGTCTTCCACCAAGACTAAATCCTTAATGCCTCTGTCTAGACATATCTCAATAATCGAGTCAGGACCATCTTCTTCACAGTCTGTCTCAAAGGTTAGGATACTCTTCCCATGAGAGTATGTGGACTTGAATACGGGAATAACCATGCCTTAGCATAACCCGTATAAATGACATGTCAAGAGCAATGAGCAGGACATCCTGCGTAATACTTTATTTCATAGGTACAACCGCTGGGAACTTTCTGCTCGTCGAAATCATCTTCGAAACAAGAGCCAACAACTTGCCCTTCTGAATTCTTAAACTGGTAGTAGATAAAGTCAAACTTCATCCCACAGTGCCACTTTATATTGCCATCTTTTTTTAACTCCCCTTTTCTCTTGGCAAATCCACACAGGAGCTTTCCGCTAAAAGAATTGTCATTGGGGAAACCTTTGTAAGCGGCAAAGTTAGCCACTGCATCTTTCTCTGTAAAATTATCCAAATACTGTTGAACCTCTGTTAGTTGAAGCTCAAAACCATACAAGTCTTCTTCGGACAAAGGTTCCATCCTCATGATGCCGCTTTTCTTGGCTTCAGTGTCCAACTCAAACTTCAAAAATAGAAACTCACTCTGTTTAATAGGGTAGGCTGGAAAGAGGTGTTTGACAGCTAAGCTGTACATCAAATCCTGCATATTGTCCTCAGCATCCTTTCCTTTGAAGACCTCTTTGCTTGTCTTAAAATCTCTAATTAGGGCGAACTTCTTTTTTTTGTACAGAAATAGTTTGTCAATAAAGCCCCGGATCTTGTAGCACACCTCACCATCATTCTTAACTATGTCAAAATCTTGCTCTGAAAACTCCTCAGTAGGTTTAGCTAAATCCCTTCCAAAGAAATCATAAGCTATGCCATTATAAGTCATCTCTTTTATCAGTTGGATATTGTCAGGATCATCGACCTCATCCCTTACAGCATGTTTCATTACGAGCCTCTCTATGGAAGGCACAGAAAATATATCCTGAGTCTCCATAATCTTGTCATAGTACTTCTTACGCTTGCTCTCGCCCAAAAGCTCAAAAACTAGGTGACAAATAGACCCTCTTTTTGCACCATCATTACTAGTATCGGGCAGCTTGAGCTTGTACTTAGTCCAATAAAGCCAAGAGCAACTCTGAGCAGTCTTTATTCTGCTAGCAGAAAGTGATGTTTGAGGATCATTCATTTAATATCTTTGCTTTTTTTATGTCTTTTTGCGAAAAGAAGCCACTATTGTTACTTACAAACTTAGATATGTAGTCTCGCTGCTCTTTCTTATCAACCTCTTTTTGGACCCACTCTTTTAGATCATACGATTTTTGGTGGGCTTCTCCAAAATCATTTGCTTTTTTAGGTGGAAACTTTATACAGATTGCGTCCAAGTCGAAGTAATTTGATAATTTTAAATAATTTTTAATTGCCCCGATCAAACCTCTATTTTGAGACGAACCAGAATCATTGTTGGTTGATATTGTGATCCTATCTATGCTTTTGCTAGATAGGTAACTAATTATATTAGGCCCAGTCGATAAACCAAATATGACCAACACATTCCTTACACCCTGTTCGTAGAGAGCCATAGCATCCCCTATACTCTCTACCAAAACAACTTCCCGCTTTTTAGTTATCTCCGAATCGCAATCATGCTCCGGTATGCAAGCAGGGTAAACCCACCCGCTCTTCTTACCGACATGTTTCCATTTTGGGTAATCATTATCCTCGTCTATCTTCCTCCCAGAAAAGCCGACAACTTGATTGTTTTCGTTATACACAGGGAACACCATCCTCCTATACATTTTCCCAACACCAGCTAATCCGACCTTAAAAGAAATTTGAGTTTCTTCGCTAATCGACCTCCCTAAATAAAAATTATAGTTAGGAAACAACTTTTTCAAACTATCGTCTGGGTAAACCCTCTCCATCTCTAACCCCTTCCTCCTATTGTTTTGTTTATAATCAAGTACATCTACATTTACATTCTTTATTATGTTCTTGGCTGAACTTTCATCCTTGACTGTTAGCCTCACTAGAGCTTCAAATGGTTTGCAACCCACATGGTCTACAAAATCCATCCATACACCTGTGTTCTTGTATACCTTTACTGCTGTGGCGTTATCACCACCCCTGTACAAAGCTTGAGTCCTCCAGTGGTCACCACAATCAATAAGATTGTATCCTATAGATTCTAGTATAGATTTGAAGTCACTAAAATTCTGAGATTTCCGGTATTCTGCCATCTCCAACGTCTGGACCATCTTGTAGGGGTAGGGAACGTGCCTCGACTATCTCACGAAGATCACCTTGCTCTGTTATATTAAAGTTTTTAAAATCTAAATTAATAAAATTCTTCCTTAAAGAATCTTCTACTTGGACTGGTTCTATGGCACCTGCTATGTCTCTACCCAAGTGTCGAGCTTTAACATTAACAAGTTTGTGAGTGCCAAACCCTCTTCCCTCTAGCTCTATTTCATCATCTGTCTTCTTCCTAAGAATAAACATGTGGGAACAGAACTGTGTAATCCTATCCGACAGCGATACAATGCTCTCATCATCAACCACGTTTTGAGAGTTTCTGTTTGTCGTGATCCCGCTCCGGTTAGACTGCACAGAAGTGATCATAGGAATGACAGGGTCTCCATCCTCCAGTACTTCCTTTTGAATACATTTTTTGAACTTGTCAACCATCTCTCCTACAACCTGCCACTCATTCTTGTTAGCAGAAGACTCATTAGACGTTTTAATATAATCAAAAGAGAAAACCATTCTGTTCCCCCTCCCAACCGTGGAGTAGTAGAATCTTTTTAAAGTGTTAACCATTGTGTCAACGTCCATGCCTCCAACATTATAATAGTAGAACTTTAAACCTTTAATCTTAGGCCAGACTGACCTAACTTTGGCCACTACGTCCTCACCAGCTTGCCTCCATCTACCACTCTCCAAAAGGTGCATAGGCACACCTGAGTGTGCAGCGCATTGTCTCATAATAAGTTCCTCCTTGCTCATCTCCCCATTATCGAAATGGAGAACAGGGACATCATACTTGAGAGCAACCTTGGTAGCATAATCCATACAGAACTGGGTCTTACCAACCCCAGACCTTGCTACAATCACAGTTATGTTGCCGGGTCTAAGCAAAGATCCATAAATGTCATTAATCTTCTCGTGTGGCCCCATCATACCAAACTCCTCGATAGGGTTATTACCCCGCTCCTCAATCAGAGCCTCCATATCATCATAGATATTGTCTGGGGTGTTATCGCCAATCTCAAACAGATTTACCTGAGCGTTATAAATACTATCAGCCTCCTCTATGATCTGAGAGTAAGCTGCATCTGCTGACATAGATTTCATCTTCCTACCTATCTCTTCACAAGAGTTAAGCATCTGCCTTCTTACTGTGAACTTCTTAAGCTCCTTGGCAGTCTTTACAAGGTTTCCTTTTGGAACCTTTCTCATTGCCAAAGACTTGATGTAATCAGAAGGGTTAAGATTGTCTCGGAATGACAGACCTATGTCGCTAACACGCTGGGCGATGATTATCTCATCTATCTCATCTCCATTAGAAATGGCTTGTTGAACAACCCTAAATACAGCGGAGTGTAGCGATGTATCTTCTGAGTAGAAGTCATCGTTCCCAATAAAGTCGCTTATATCTATGTAACTCTCAGGATCTTTTAAGAGTCCCGCCAACAGCTGTTTTTCTAGTTCGTAATTATAAATCATCTGTTAATCCTTGCATTTCTGATGTTCCTTTAACCCAATCTTCTAACGCTTTCCTTAAACCTAACTCCATTATAGTAGAATCAAATTTGGAGTAAATCATCGGACTGCCATCTTCAGACGCTACCGCCAGTATAACGCCTTTGTACTTATCTGAATCTCCAGACAGGTCGTATATCTTAGAGACTAATTGCTCTGGGATGGTGAATGGAAACTCTTCTTCGTTCATAAATATATACCTTGCTTCTCAAATAGGGCTTTGTCTACAGTGTCCTCTGGGTAGATCTCTACCATCGTTATATCGTTCATTTCACAGAAGTCCAGCTTTTTCTGATCTCTCCTTAACTGTTCCAAGTATTTTAGCCTATTCTTGTGAAAGTGCTTAACAAACTTAGTGTGTTGCGCCCCTTGGACCTCTACAGCAACCCTTTTATTGGCGTTGTAAAAATCCAAGGAGAGCCTACTACCTACTATTCTAAACTCTTCGAAGACAACATCATTCTTCCAAAAAGGGAACAGAAAATCCTTAACCCCTTTCTGAAACTTGCTCAAGCTTGAAGCCTCCCATTTTATATGGTACTTCTTGGGGTTCTTAAGATTTCTTAGTTTGCCATCGACAGTATAAAACTTCATGAAAACTCCTGAATGGCATTCTTGAAATAACCAATAAGGAATTCACAAAGACCTTGGTTCTCCTCAATAAGTTTAAAAAGGTTGTTTTCCCCTTGAACTTTCTCAGGTAAACTAAAATCTGTTTCCGATAGGACTTCTTTAAAATCTTCTGTAATACTAATCCAAGACCCACTCTTTTTAACAAACTCCCAAGCTGACAATAAGTCTACAACTTCTTTCTCAACCCATATTGACCTTCCACCTTCCTGTCCATATCTTACAGGGTAACTGATAGACATATTAGTCTTTTCGTTTGGTGACTTCTTTACAGTCACTTTTGCAAAGTGTCCTATCGGTGGGTTTGTCTTCGGATCTATCTTCTTTACAGAGGGATTCCTAAGGATTATATCCCCATTGTACCGGGGTTCGAACTGTATAATCCAGTTGGCAAAGTGGAGCAAAGCGTTTCCCCCTGTAGCAGTAGTCTGTCTGACCGGACCCTTGGCGTATGGATCAAGTTTAATATCAGCCCTAACTTGGGAAATAAATATAGCCATGTGTCCTCTCTTTTGCAGGGCAATAGACATCTTTTTCATGAACACACCTGCTATCACAGCACCCCCTGCAACCTTAGTAGAATCTTCAAAGTTTTTATCTACATCATTCTTGGGTATAAGTCCATCCACAGAATCTAAGACAAAACAATACTTAGTCTTGTCGTCATTAAATTGGACAAGCTTCCTCATCAAGTCCACTACAACCTCGTAAATATTGGACTCAAATACAAAACAAGTGCCATCTACCCAGTCATCAGCATTAAAGACAAAATTGATGCCTGATCTTTTTCTCATCTCTGGAGAAAGCCTACCTTCAGCTTTAATGAATACCCCTCTAGCACCCGGCATCTTTAAGAAGTTTTTCATCACCTCTAACGATTCAGAGGTTTTCCCTCCTTCGTTCATGCCTACGAACCTATGTAATCCGGGTCCAAACCCTCCATCAAGCTGTAAATCGAACTGAAGTGACCCGCTAGAGACTTTGTAATTGATCTCATCTTCAAAGTTATAGTGGTCTTCTTTTGTTTCCTTGAGGAAACCTTTCAGCATTGTATTTGGGTTCTGTTCTTTACTCATCTAAAAAATCTTTTAGGGTTTTTCTTTTTGGGGTAAAACTTATGTCCTGCCCCGACTTTTCACCCAGATCATAATCTGGATATCGGGAGTTGTCAACAACATAATTAAAAGCTCTAAACTTCCTGTCCAAAGTCTCCTTAAGCTTAGGGCTGACCAGATAGGCCAATGAGTAGAACTTCTTCTGAAAGTTTACTATATCCATAAACTCTAAGGAGTACCTCTCGCAAAGGGTGTTCAAGAACTTCATCTCCCTAGCGTAAAATGGACGCTTCCCTTGGTCGGGAACGTCCACTAATCTAATCAAGATGTTTCTCTTGCTTATCTTCTTAGGTTTAGCCATCCATGGCTAAGTTAACCCTTGTTCATGTCATGGTCAACCATTTTTCTTACAAGTCCTACAAAGTCCGTCTTGGGCTTCCACCCAAGGTTCCTGCGAGCTTCCGAAGAGTCCCCCCACAACAATTCTACTTCGGCTGGTCTGTAGAACTCTGGATTCACACACATTAACACTTTTCCTTCGTGTGTGTACTTCTCATCCACGCCTTTCCCCACCCATTCGCACTTTTCCAACGCAAAACCCGCAAAGTTAAAAGCTTGTTCCACAAACTCTCTAATGGTGTGGGTGTTATTGGAGGATAGGACATACTCCCTAGGTTCCTCTTGGTTCAACATCAACCAAACACCTTCCACAAAATCTTCGGCGTCACTCCAATCCCTTTTCGCATCAACGTTACCTAATTCAAGGGGCTTAAAACCGTCTGACACATATTCGTTTTTAATACGGGCCACATTCTTGGTAATTTTACGAGTAACAAACTCCTCTCCACGGCGAGTTCCTTCATGGTTAAATAACCAGCCTTGAATAGCAAATAGATCATAGGAGTCTCTCCACACCTTAACCATATGCCTCGCACTAGCCTTAGAAACCCCATACGGGCTTCTTGGACGTATGGGGTGAATCTCTGACTGAGGGGAATACAAAACATCTCCAAACTCCTCTGAAGAGCCAGCATTGTAATATCTGCAGTCGGGGCAGTGCTTACGAATAGCCTCAAGCTGATACAGGACAGCCATTGCGTTAGTCTCCATGTGGTTAACTGGCATCTTCCAGCTCACACCCACAAAAGAATTTGCAGCAAAGTTAATAAAGTAATCAGGTTTCTCTTCAGCGACAACTAGTTCAGTGTTAGCTTGATCTGTCACATCGAGGTCTATCAACCTAAACCTTGGGTGATCTACAAGATGCTGAATATTAATGTGATTCTTGACGCTCAGCCTACGGATGCCAGCAACAATAGTATGTTCTGTATTTTGCAAGAGGTAGTCAGCCATAAAGCTGCCATCTTGACCTGTGATTCCTGTAATAATTACTTTTTTCATATTAAGTGCAGACCACTGACCCACCAATATCTCTGCATACTCTTTCATAGACAGACTCTGCTATCAAAAAGTCCTCATTAGTGTCTATGTCGATTGATTCAATTTTATTAAGGGGCATAAAAAACGCATTTTTCCCTACTATATTCTTATTTTTAATCATAGTGTCCCTAAGCAAAATCGAATAACCATAATTTATTGAAGTTATTTCTGGAAGGTCTTGAGATCTTATCTGATTCGAAGGGTCATAATTCAATGGCTTACCTTCTAAATACAAAAACTCTTTTAATAAAGAGCATGAAGTAACTGAATCATGTTCACCCCCTTCCAACTGCAAAAATTTTTCTATACCCTCTGTATAGCTAGAGTCTTGGACTAACGGGGTTGTAACTGTAGCAGAGAGGATAATATCCGATTCACAATTCTCCGCTATATGCTTATAATAGTCAGACGTAAGCACTTCATCTGTTGAAAATTCAGCATCACGTTTTACAATTTCGGCCCCTGAATTTTTAGCTATCTCTAATAAATTGTCGTCTTCAGAATTTACAACCACTCTATCTATTAAAGGTATTCTTAACAATTGTTTTACCTTCAAACTCAGAAGATTGGAGTTAAAAAATCTTTTACTATTTTTATCTTTTACCCTTTTGGAACCTCCCCTTACCCCTATCAAGGCAGATATGTTACTTTTTTTCATACTCTTTGAAGAGACCTTTCAATCCTACTGGATTTACAGAAATTATCTCTGTATTTAATTTATTTTGCTCAATAAAATTTTTAGCATAATGCCAACCAACTGTGAAGACTTCATAAGTCCCAGTGTCTCCGCTATTTATTATTTCCCTACCATCAAAACACAGCCTCCCTTTGTCGCAATCACAACCTACAATGTATATTTTTGAAACTCCAGTATAGAATAAAAAATTTAAAGCATGGAAAATTACCGACATCCCACAAGTTGGATCGACAGATATATCCAAGGAGAAGGTTGGAGGGACACTATTTTTAACAGCCATAGGGAATGCGCCAAAAGATTTAACCTCTGATTCAGAATAGTGAAGAGGGTGAGGAGAACCATCCACTTCGCAAGCTCCGAATTTAGCCCCTTTCACTTTGAAACTTTTATCCATTTGTCTACCTATATCACCAAAAAAATAATAGTCTAACAGAAGGTGATCTTCTCTTTTTTGATCGAAAATATCTAAGTCCCCGATAGAATTACAACCAACGTTAATGTCTACGCCATCTATAGGTTCATACATTTTGGAAGTAGGACCAGAACCAAAGAGGACTGCCTTACCCCCCAAGTGCTTATCTTTGTATTTCTCAAAAATTTTGTTGTATTTGTGTTTTTTCAAAGATCTTTAAAGGTTACCGTCTTTATACTAGGTTCAGAAGATAGAAAATCTACTATTTTTTCAAAATCTTTTTTTAGAGATTTCTCTTTTAATCCATGAAAAACAAAAACAGCAGACTCTTCCTCTGACATATTTTTTACATCTTCGATAAATTCTTTAAACCTATAAGCATGATTTAAAATACCTTTGGGTTTAATTAGAAATTCTGATTCTGAATCTTCTGGATATTTTATTTTAGGTCTATCTGATTCTGGTTTTTCGTCGATCTCCCATTTTGCCCACCCCCCATCTTGGTAATCATACCCAGTTCTAGCTTTGGAAAAACCTAGATGTTCAACTATGTTTGAAACCCTGAAATTTGTGTAATAGCCGGGGTAAGAAAACGTGTCTATATTCCTTACCTTGTGATCGGAAAGGGTTTCACTAGTCATTGTTATTTCTTTTATGATTTGCTCATCACTTAAGGTGGTCAAATTCAAATGATTAAATGTGTGATTACCTATTTCGAATCCTTCATCTTCAAACTCTTCAAGATGCTTAAAGTCAAACCCTTTCTCACTCATATTTTTTTTAAACATTAAATCATGGGAAAGCCACAAAGATTTATTGTTCGTCACAAAAAAGGTAGCCCTCAAATCATTTTTACTTAATAAAGGCTTAGCTATTTCGTAATGACTTTCTAGTCCGTCATCAAAGGTTAAACAAATCTTTCTCATTAATACATGTTTATTGTTTGAGTTATATGATCTAAATCTTGATGGTTTAACCACCACCCTACAGGGATATTAACTAATCTACTGTCAAATAAATTTAAATTTTTAAGGGATTTGTCTTTGCCTCCAAAAACAGAGTATTGATCATTTCTTACATGTACCCTGTCACTAGAAATGTTATTTTTTTTCAGATAAGAAATAAAATCCTCCCTATCTTCTACAAGCAATGAGTAAATCCAGCTTGAGCTAAGTGTGTTTTTTGGCCTCCTCATTTTAACAACCTTAGGATTACTGATAACTGAATCGTAAAAAGTTTTATTGGAAACGTGCTTGCCTATAATAAAATCGATATGCTTTAAGTTATTGAGACCAATAGAAGCGTTAATATTGTTCATGTGATACTTATAACCGGACTCTGGAATATCTTGATCCCACCTGCTAATCCCATTAAATTTTCTATCTAGACCAAACCACCTAATCTTTCTGCCTCTAACAGCGTCCTCTTCCCTTTTACACGCTAAAGCACCACCATCTCCACAAGTAAGATGTTTAATCGCTTGAAAAGAAAAACAAACAAAATCAGAGTGGTTGCCTATTTTAACACCATTAAACTCTGATCCTAACGCATGAGCAGCGTCTTCAATAACTTCTAAATTAAATTGTTCTGCTACAGCATGAACCGCTTGTAAATCTACTGGCTGACCAGCCCAGTGAACAACGATAATTGCTTTTGTTTTATCTGTAACCTTAGACCTAATGCTTTGTGGGCAAATATTGCCTGTTGTAATATCAACATCTGCAAAAACTAATTTGGCACCCATATTAAAAAATGGCTCATTAGTAGCCATGCATGTCATTGCCGTTGTGATAACTTCATCGCCAGATTTAATACCTGCTAATACCCCAGCTAAATGAAGGGCTGAAGTTCCGCTATTGGTTAATACTGAATTATGATTACCAATGTAACTTGAAAAAGCTTTTTCGAATTCATCCGAATACTCACCTTCTGTCAAACACCCTTCAGAAAGGATACACTTCAAATCAACAGCGCATTGATTTGACATAAACGGTTTAAACAATGGGATCATTAAACTAATCTACCAACCAATGTTGGTTTTTGAAAGTCCAATTTACTGTTTTTTCAAGACTTTTCCTAAAGTCTACTGGCACAGACCAACCCAAGTTGGCTAATTTATCTCCATTAAGAGCATATCTTAAATCATGGCCCGGTCTTTTAGAGTGGTAATCTGTCATTTCGTAGTCAGCTTTCTTACCCATAATCTCAGAAATAATTTCAACCACCTCTAAGTTGGAAAGCTCTTCACAACCAGAAATATTGTAACGACCTTTCGAAGAGTCATGATTATCTAACACCTCAGTTGTATTATCCAATACGTAAATGAAAGCGTCAGCTACATTCCTAGCGTGAATATAAAATCTACTTCCAGCTTTTGTTCTATCCGGGTAAGAGTGAATATAAATCTTTTCATTGTTGAGAATCGATTTGATTACCTTAGGAATAAATTTCTCCGCATGTTGTCTTTCGCCAATAATATTCATAGTGTTGGTGATAACAACAGGAAGTCCGTAAGTATTACAGTATGATTCGCACAATGTCTCCCCAGCAGCTTTAGATGCAGAATAAGGGTTGCCGCAATTAAACCTATCCCCTTCTTTATAAGCAAAACCTTCTTTAGCGTTACCGAAAACTTCATCTGTAGAAAAATACATGAACTTTTCCAAGTTGTTACATTTTTGTCTTACAAACTCAAGGAGGTTCAGAGTTGAGTCTAAATTGTTTTTAACAAAATTAACTGGGTTAATGATGGAGTTTTCCACATGTGATTCTGCTGCGATATGCAAAACATAATTAGCATCAGAAATTTCTTTTTCCATACCTTCTGAAATTTCAGAACAAAGATCAAATGCGAACATTTTAAATCTAGGGTTTGACAATATACTAGTCTCTTCCAAACGGGACAACCCAAAAGAAGAATAACTTAATTTATCTATGCAATAAATTTCCCAGTCGGTGTTCCGCAAAATATGGTCTGCTACATGATGCCCTACAAAACCACAGCCCCCTGTTAAAATCACTTTTTTCATTTTACTAGTTTCATTTTTATTGAGGGTAAATCATTTACAATCTCCTCCCCTTGAACTTCAAAACCCAATTTTAGGTATAAATTATACGCTCTAAAGTTATTTTTATCTACATAAATATAATAATCTTTTTTGCCAAATACCCTAAAAAAAGAATCGTAAGCTTTGACCGCTAGTTTCTTACCTCTAAATTCTTCAGCTAAATCTAAACCTATAAAAAACTCCTCATTTACTGTCTGAGTCCTAAAATAACCAGCTTTTTTATTATTATATAAAAGTAAAAAATAATCTGGATTAGTAGAATCGAACCATTCAAAAGACTCCTCTAATGAGTATTTTTTTTTGTCATGTAAGTATTCAGAACACGAATTTCTAACCTTGTTAAAAAACGGTATATCTTTTGATTGAAATTTTTTTACCGAAAAACTATCTTTCATTAGTTCAATCCCCATCTAGTTTTGAACTGTAATTTCTTCCTGTGATGTATTAAAGAAGGATTGTAAAGAGCTTCTATCTCATGCATGCCGAAACTACTTTCAAAGTTGAAACGGTCTTCAGAATGATGTTCGGTAGAGAATCTTGACGCTATGTCTAAGCTTGGCATGCGGAACCCTTCTTTTTCCAACTGACTTCTTAGAAAATAAGAGATCACCACATCTTCATTGTGATTACGAAGGTGATTTTTATTGTCTTCAAATAGCTCATAAGCTCGTTGACAAATTTTCTTAGACCTCAAGGAGAAACCCCCATTTCCACAGAGTATATTACCTCCATAATATATGGGCGCACCAATATAATCATAATCTAAATAAGAGTTAGACCAAGCTTTAGGATTCTGTATAAACCCATCGCAGTGAAAATTTATTACATATTCAGTATCAAAAGATTCTGCATATATCTTAAAAATCTCATCACCAAATTTGTTATGTGGTATCTCATCGATCATCTTGATCTCGAAATCAATGGGATCAACAGTAGGTTCTACACAAGTGTAAATTATTTTTCTTCCGAAATTTAAATTTTTAGAAGAGTTATTCCCTATAGAGATAATAGAATCTATATCCTGATAAACCTTTTCTGACTTATTGGGGACGACGGATAGGTATGTAACCTTACTGAGATCGGGATCTTCTACAACCATGCTAACGCATGATTATACCTCAAAGCTCTTCTTCTTCAACAACCAATTTGATTTCAGTCAGAAACGGATAGGCGTTCAGTAAATCTTGATGCTCTGCAAACCCCTCATCATCCCAACTCCACTCACTATAAACCTCTTCTTCATCCCAAGCTAAAACTTCATTAGAGACCATCTTGCTGACAGGTTTTTTAGACCAGAACTTGCAGCTCCAATAACGAGGAGTTGTCTTATCTTTAGCTGTATCACATTTGTGCCTAGCTCTGAAACTGCGGCGGCGAGCGGGGTCATCACGTTTGATCTCCATATTTGGATCACCGAACTTTACCATGACTATATTGCCAGTCTTTGGATTTTTGACATAAACCCCATACTTCTTTTTTCCATCCTTTAATCTGAAGGGTTTATTTAAAGTTTTCTTCTCTGCATCTGAATACTCAAGGTCTTCAATCTCTTGATCTGACTCTTCATCAGTAATGGATGCTTCAAGCATTTCAAGGCGAGCCAAAACAAAATCAATCTCTTCAAATGCCCAAAAAGCTTTCCCTTGCTCTTCCAAGTAGTAATCTTCAGAACCTTTGGCTACATCTTGGTCAGCAGCCCTGTAGGATTTCTTAACACTTCCACCACGGACCATCTTCAAAAACATATTCACACGGGCCATAGCCCACTGTCCTCTAGTTTTTCCGGGACGGTGAGAGGATGAGAAAGCCCCAGCACCACGGCGGTAGATTTTCTTTAACTGACCTAAAGTAACTTTCTTGGAGTGCTTTTCGTTATGCTCTTTTACTTTGTTCCTTAGGGCTGTAACCACCTTGGCTGAGAACGTGATAGATTTTCCATCTTTTCCAGCAGAACCTTTTTCATTCTTACTGGACCCTTTTTTCTTCTCAGAAGGTTTAGCAGGTGTTTGAGCCGCCCCCTTTTTGCCGGGACGTTTCGCCGCTTTAGAACTTTCTAAAAACTCCTTTGCTTCTTTTGAAAAATCGAACTCCATTATACTTTATAATACACTTTTTTTTATTAAAAATGAAATTAACCCTCGCAAGATGTACATGTAAGTATTGACCTAGCAAGCTCTTGGCTAGGATTAGCACTTCTCTGGTAGTAAAAGCCCTTGATTCCATTCTCCCAACCATAAACCATAAGTTGATTTACTTCTTTGAAGGGTGTTTCTGGCGGGACCATGATGTTTAGGGACTGGCCTTGATCGATATGCTTTTGACGTTGAACAGCCTGTATTACCACCTCCTTTTGAGAAATCTCCCCAAATGTTTTAAAAACATCCTTTTCTTCCCTAGATAAAAAATTTAAATGCTGGACAGAACCACCTTTTACTAGGATCGATTTCCAAACTGCATCTGTGTTCTCACCTTTCTCGTCCAGCAACTTCTCAAGCTCAGGGTTTCTATAACGAAATTTTCCTTTGGCCAGATCTTTGGTAAAATAATTAGAGTTCAAAGGTTCTATGGAAGGAGAGACCTGACCGAGTATAAAAGAACTACTTGTTGTAGGGGCCACAGCTAAGGTAGTTGTGTTTCTACGCTCATAACCCTCACAGTACATAGGTTCCCCCAATTTCTCAGATAGATACTTGGTTGCTTTGTCACTACAACGTCGAATATGTGAGAATATCTGACTATTGAGAAACTTAGCCTCCATACTCTCAAATGGTATCATGCGACTTTGTAACAAAGAATGCCAACCTAATACACCCATCCCGATAGCACGATGCCTTTTAGCAAAATTGTGAGAGGCTTCCATGAATGGTATCTTCGCTGTCTTTTGAACATACTCTTCCATGACAGCATCTAGGAACATAGTTAATACCTGAACAGCATCTGTGTATTGGATTTCGTCCCAACGATAAAGGTTTATTGAAGACAAACAACAAACAAATGATTCATCTTCTTTCGATGGCAGACTTATCTCGTTACAAAGGTTAGAAGCATATATCTTCATATCTTTATCCTTGTAACAATCAGGGGCTTGTTCATTGGCATTATCTTGAAAAAATATGTAGGGGTAGCCCGTCTCATACCTCTTTTTTATAACGCTCCCCCAGAGCTGCCGCTTTCCCATGTCTCCATCAACCATCTCTTTCATCCAAGAGTTTGTTACCGTCACTGCGAAAGACATTTCTTGAATAGGATGTCCTTCACCACGTATCCTTAAGAACTCTTTGATATCTGGGTGGTCTATAGGTAGATAAGCTGCAAAACTGCCACGCCTAACGCTACTTTGGGAAACAACAGAAGTTACAGTATTGAAAAGCTCCATAAAATGGACTGAACCCGAAGACTCTCCACCGGAACTTATAGAAGCCCCACGACCACGAACATCTCCAAAGTAACCAGATGTCCCGGACCCGTGCTTAGTTTGCATACCCACCTCGCACTGTTTCTCTAGTATAGCATCCATAGTGTCAGCTACATAGACACCATTGCAGGAAATGGGGAGTCCCCTCTCTCTGCCAAAATTAGCCCAGACAGGGCTTGCTAGAGAAAAAAAACCTCTAGCCATATAAGACTCAAAACTTTTAGCAAAACCTGCTACACCCAAGTAATCTTCAGCGGTCTGGGCTATCTGTTCAATTCTTTGTTCTACGGTTTCACCTTCTAGCAGGTAACCATTTTCAAGAAAAGTCCTTGAGTCCTCATTAAGCCAATAGTAGTTTTTCATTTATTATTTAGAATAGGTCTTCGACATCAAAAGATTGGGAATTTTTAGAGTATTCCACTGGCCTTGAGTGAAAAAAGTCCGTCATGTTATTACCCAATAACTCCTCCTCAAACCAGATTGTATTCTGAAGTAAGGTTTTGTCAATATCAAATGCAGATTCAAAGCCAATTTTATCCAATGAATCATTTATCCTGTTTTTAATAAACTCTTTTAAGATCTCTTTGTTAAGCCCCTTCTTGTCATAGTCACCTACCATCCAATCGACAATTCTAGACTCAGCGTTGAACGCTTCGTGTGCTTCATGGAGAATACGTGCTTCCAACTCCTTGTCAAAAAGTTCAGGATGCTCTTCACGAATAGTGTTAATGATCTTAATGCCTACCAAGGCGTGGATGTTCTCTTCATTCCTTGTGTACTTCACTTGCTGTCCAGTATCCTTCAACACATTTCTGTACCTGTTGAACCAATTAATGATGTAAAATTGAGAGAACAGTGACACATTCTCTACGAAAAGGGTAAAGAGGATCAAAGCATAGACATATTGCTTTTTTGAATCTTTGTAAAATCTATGATTGTACTTTCGGAGGTATTTCACCCTGCCTTCAATAAAATCCAATTTTAAGTTCTCCTCGAAAACATCCTGTAGACCCAACACTTCTAGTAGACGCTCGTAAGCATTATTATGAATGACTTCTGTGTTAGCCATGACATACCCCAAATCAGACAGGGATGGGTGAGGTAAGTTGTCACCAAGTTTGGCCCAAAACTTCTTAACCGCTACTTCAATCTGACCAATAGCAGATAAGGCTCTAACATTGATCTGCCTCTCGTCTTCATTAAGATTAACCTTAAAATCTTGAACATCACTGGTAAAACTAAACTCTTTGTCGGTCCAAAACCCGTTGTGCATTGCTTCGATAAAATCTTGGGTCCACGGATAGTGGTCTGGCTTTCGTGACATTTGTTCTGTAAAGATCATAGCAAATAATAATTACACCTTATCCCTGTTTTAGTCTTGAGTCGAGCGAAAATATTGTGATTTTTTTTTGTTGACACGATTCCCAATTACACTATAATAACCGAGAACGGTTAAGAAAATCGAAAGAAACGTAAAAGAAACAGGGAAGCCTCTGATACAGTAGACGTTATAGCTACAGATTACGTTCTTATAATTATATTATAATAATATAATATACTATAATAGGTTGACAATTTTGCAAAATTGGATACAATAACAATTGTGAACGATGAGGAATTGATTCTAAGGATTAAGGATGACGCCGACCAAGACTCTTTGCTGGAGTTGATCGATAGGCATTCTGGTATATACCATACTATGGTAGACCGTTTCCTATCTGGTCCGACAAACTGTAGCGACAAACAAAATTTCCTAGAAGATAAGAGCTTGGCGATTTACAACTCAGCAATAAATTTCGACCCAGAGAGAAACACAAAGTTTCCCACATACCTAGCAAACGACACAAAATGGAAGTGTCTGAATACACTTAACAAGAGGAAGAAGTTCACACAATGTTCTCTCAGTGAGGTTAGATCAGAGCCATCCTCGGAGAATGGCATGACATCAATGCAAGAACAGGAGGTTCTATCTCTGTTTAAGTCGTTTGTGAAACAGGAATGTGACGAAAAAACAAAAAAGGTTATTGACATGAGATACAATCAGTGCCTTAATAAGACAACTCCTTGGAGAATCATAGCTGGTAAAGTAGGTATGAGTATCCAAGGAACGATAAATATCCACAATAGATGTTTATCACAATTCAAGAAAGTTAGTAATTATGTATAATACAGTAACAGCAGTAGGTTATCTGGTTAAAGATCCAGAAATGAAGCAGACGAATAGCGGAAAAACTGTAACCCGACTTCGGGTTGGTATTTCCCCTAGCAACGCAAAAACAAAGTGCTTCATTGATCTTGAAGTATGGGACAAAACTGCTGAAGTAGCAGGAAAGTATCTCTCAAAAGGTCGAGAGTTTGTCTTTAGTGGCGAGCTTGCAATGGACTCTTGGGAGAAAGACGGAAAAAACTTCTCCAAGTACTATATCAAGGGGCGGGACATCCAATTCCTTAATTCTGGTTCTAAAGAGAAAAAAGATGATGACTCAAAGACTCCAGCGTCAGTAGGTGCTGGAGATGACGAAGTGCCATTTTAATGAAGATCCTAGTAGAAGCACCTATTAACTCCCTTAGTCTCGGCAATGTTAGTTATAACATTATCAGGGAGTTGTTTGAGAAGGGCCATGATGTTGGTATCTGGCCCACCGGGAATATAGACCTTAAAGCATATGATGTTCCAGATGAGTTAAAGTCTAAGATCCAAGACTCAATCAACAATAGGTACTCCTACCTAGGTGAGGAAATCCCTTGTTTAAAAGTTTGGCATCTCAATGGTTCTGAAAATCGTAAGAATGAAAAACAATACCTGTATTCGTTTTATGAGTGTAATAACCCTACGGAAGTAGAAGAACAAATTTGCGATGCCCAAACTGAAACATTCTTTAGTTCTGAACACGCTGCTAACTTGTTTGGCAGCAGCTTCGTCCCTTTGGGTTTCGACAAAGACTTCAAAGAAACAAAAAAAGAATACCTGAGTGATGTTGTTCACTTTGGTTTAATGGGCAAGTTTGAGCATAGGAAGCATACAGCTGCTATTATTAGAACTTGGCTAAAGAAATATGGGAATAACCCCAAGTATCAGTTATCTTGTTTAGTAAACAATCCGTTTTACAAACCTGAGGACATGCAAAAAACCTTGGACGCTGTTCTCGGTGGGCAAAGATACACAAATATCAACTTCCTTCCTCATCTAGAGAAAAATTCAGAAGTCAATGAGTTTCTGAATGCAATAGATGTTGATTTAACAGGTCTTTCTGGGGCAGAGGGTTGGAACCTTCCTTCATTCAATGCAACCTGTTTAGGGAAGTGGAGTATTGTTTTGAACGCCACATCTCACAAGGATTGGGCTACAAAAGAAAACTCTATCCTAATAGAACCAAATGGAGAAGTAGATTGTGCTGACAATGTATTCTTCAAAAAGGGTTCACCCTTCAACCAAGGAACTTTTTACTCTTGGGATGAGGATCAGGTGTTGGCAGCCATGGAAGAGTCTGAGAAGAAAGTGGGACATACTAACACAGAGGGACAAAAGTTGGCAGACAAGTTGACTTATTCCAATACTGTGGATGTCATTATGTCCCGTATCTCCAACGATTTCTAGAGTGGCACATGTTATGTTAATAGTAGAGTATGATTAATACATTATTTGACAATATATTCGAAGATTATTCAGTTAGACCATATAGCACTATCAGAGACAAAGGGGATTTTTACCAACTGAAGGTTGAGCTTCCCGGTTTCTCTAAAGATGATGTCGAAGTGGAAGTAACAGATGATCTGCTCAACATCGAGACCAAGCCTAAGGATTCAAAGAAGAAGTTCTCTGTAAAATTAATGAAAAAAGTTTACACAGAAAACATATCTTGCAAGATGGAGAAAGGTCTGCTCCTTGTAGAGCTGCCTAAGAAAGGGGTTGTAAAACCTTCTAAAATCAAGGTCAATTAAACAGCGGGGGTGGAAACGCCCCCGTTTTTATTTATAATAACATATGCCCTTGTACACTTACCGTCATCCAGACACAGGAGAGGAAAAGGATGTTATCCAGTCAATGAATGATGAGCATATCTATATTGACGAGTTCGGCCTTGAGTGGAAAAGGGTGTTTACTGTCCCTCATGCATCAATTGACTCAAATATAGACCCTTTTAGCCAAAGTCAATTCAGGGACAGCACAGGGGCAAAGAAAGGTACTGTGGGTAATATGTTGGACTATTCAGAAGAGATGAGCCAACGTAGGGCTGAAAAAGCTGGAGGAGAGGACCCTGTCAAGAAGAAATACTTTGACGATTACGCTGCGAAAAGAAATGGTCAGCGCCACGTTTCAGAACTAAAAACTTACGAGAGTAAGAATGTTAAGGTCGATTACGATTAGAGACCGAATCTAGATTTGGTGGCGTTGTAATTCTGGAGAATCTCTGCTACTGTTAAAGTTTTGTTATATACATGAGCTGAAGAACCGTATGCATGAGTGGCACTACCATGCGCCCCGTAAATTACAAAATTAGAAGTGAACGAGTTTGTATTCCCTGATTTAACCGTGCTACTAGCAGAAGACAAACTCCCATCCTTTATGCTGTAAACTTTTGTTGTCGTACCATCGTATGTACCTACGCAATAAATCCACTTGTTGGTAACCATTACTCCTGATATAGTGGGGGAAACGCAAGCAGAAGTATCGTTAAAAAATTTCAAATCGGAGTTTGTGACTGTTAGACCTAGATTTTGAGAACAGCTGTATTTCATTGTTCCTATAAGACCTTTTAGATTCCCAAGGGTTTGTAAATTAACCCAAACTCCCATGCTGATATTAGTTTTGTTCTGTATCAAGCTTTTCGCTGTATTCCCTAAATCACATTTTTCATTTGTACCATCAAAAAGAAATATACCGCCATTATTTGAACTAAAAGTTGTTCCACCTCCTAATGTTCCGTTATTACTACCTATTCTATCTACCCATGCGCTACCACTTCCGGGATAAGATATTTTGTCAGAACTGTCTAAGGCTAAAACCAACCCTTCAGTAACAATATTCTTGCTGTTTTTTATTTTTAAACCCATTTTATTGATTTTCTATTTCAAAACTGAAGCTGAGTGAGTAATTCATGTTGTCGTTAACATCCATAGAGTAGGCAGAGCTTTCCAACCTTAGAGAATCAAAAGAGAATGTATTCTGATACTCCCCGCTTCTATCTTGTATCTTTACGTCAAAATCATAACTTGATTCTGTGTTCATCAGTGCCGCCAGTTCACCAGTGGCAAAACCAGAAACCAAAAGGTCCATACTTACAGATGCTGTTATAGGGTATTGTATTTTTCTCCCATACACATAGTTACTACCCAGTCCATGAAGGTCTGTCCTTTGAATAGGGATGTCAAAAGAAAAAGATTGTATATGAGCGTCACCACTTATGGGCGCACCCCCAACCTCTAAGTTCTGTAGAGTTAACTCAACATGATCTGGTCCACACAGAGGAGGATCAAATCTATTTATGTTACTGTAGTAATCAAACCCACTTACTTCTGCATCTCTTAGGTCAACGGCACCAACATTGTTGTTGTTTCCTGAGTTAAGATTAATAGCTGGGTTCTCCACCCCAGTAAATGGACCATTAACCACGGTA